CTTTCAACCACTTGCGCCTTGTGTTCATCCGTCAACACGTCGCTTGCAAACTTAGACACGTCAGCATTGGGACGCTTGCGCAGCCACTTTTTGAAGCGCGCTTTTTCTGCGGCTATCTCAGCGACTAATCCTTCAACTGTCACACCGCGTAGACGCCACGCTTGTGGATAATCGCCTAACATCAGCCATAACTGCTCACACTCAATATCAAACTGTGGCAACGCAATTAATGGTGTGACGGCGCTTGATGGAATGTAGCCAAGCGTGATATGCGGAATGAAACCATGCTCACTAGGCGATTCAATGCCAACGGCGCGCAGGCGCGCAACCAAATCAGCGCGCCATTCAACCAATGCTTTGCTATCAAACGTCACGTAGAGCGCATCAGCGCCACCATCACCAACGCCTTGGAAGCGGCCAATACCGTTGAATCTACCAGTCAGTGGTGGCATGGCTGACGAAAACCCATACAGCACGTTCTGAATAGCCACAGTAGTCCGTGTGTCCATCTGTGCTATCTCGCCAAGCATCAATAGTGTAACGTGGAACTCATCAACCGGCGTCAATGTGCTATTGATAGGCAATAGCGCTTGCGCCATCGTCAAGGCGTCTGTGGCTACCTGTGGCATGAATAAGGCAATCATAGCGCTACTGTGCGCCTTAAGCGATTCTGCCTTTAGCGCTTTGCTTGTCGCCGCCTTCTCGCGTAAATCTTTTTCTGACAAGAAGCGACTTTGCTTGGCAACCTCCGCCGGTTTATCTGTCGGCTTATCCTGCGGCTTAGCGTTATCCGTCAACAGCGCCGCCGGTTGCGCCACAGCCACACCAGGCTTGTCTGGCACGCCATTAGGCGCTGCGTTGCCATCCTGCTGCGCTGTGTCAAACTGTGGCGTCTGTGAACGTTTTTGTAGCTCGACAATAAGCAAGTCGCCGCGCTCATCATCAATTGGCGGGTCTTGGTAGAACTCGGCGCGAATCTCGTTGATAGTATGGACCTGCGAGAATGCGTTTTGTTCGGCCAACGTCATTGAACGATCAGTGATGCGGATGTCTTCAAATTCGGCAATCAGGTTGTCGCCATAAATCGGCATCAGGTCGTTCGTAATCTTTTCTGCAATGCGTACCAAGTGCGGCCATACAGCAAATTCAATAAACGTATTCTTACCCGTGGTGGCGTTTGCCTCGGTTGCGTTCTTGTCTAGGATAGACACAAGGCCGGGAGCAAGCGCGCTCCAAATTTCTTCCTTATTGAATTGACGACCGCTCAAGAATTCCATCTCACGTTGCGACACTGACATATTGATCCACTGCACGCCGCCTTTACCGGCACTGCGCAGCATCATCAGCTTACGTTTTGAGCCGCCATAAGTGTGCTCGATGTCGTTTTTCATCTTGAACCAAGCATCGTCGTCAATCGGGTCGCTGAATGCAAGCGCGCCAGGTAACTTGGCATTGTCCTTAGCGAAGTAGTTGGTGTTCCATTCCTGCGCGGCAATGTCGCCGCGCGCCACTAATTCGAGTGCTTCCACTGCCGACAATCCAATAAACATATTGTTTGGATTGAAGCGCTTGAAATGAACAATTTCCCATGTCTCTAGCGGTATTTCGTGACCATCGCCAGGATCATACATGTAGCCGCGCAAAAACAGCTTTCCATCAGGAACCGGTCGCAATTGCTGTGGGTGAATAATCCACATCTCTGTCGGCTTGGCTTTTTCACTGGGTCGATTCAGCCACCAATAGGCGTTGCCAGCAAGCGCGCGAAACGACACCGTGGCTTCCATGAATTCAGAGCGCGACATGGCCGGATTGGGACGCATGAGCAATTGCTCGAATTCGTGATTGTCGATGTCTTTAGCGTTGCCGTCCGCGCCTTTCCTGCTCTTTACCCTGAGCGCGCTAGTGATAGCCGAAGTAGCCACATTATCGATAGCAGTTTGAATCCAAGACAGATGCGCGTACAAGCGCGCTTGGCTTTCAGGCGTATTGAGCAAGTCCCACTGATGCGCGTCGCCCGTAGCCTGCAACCACCCAGGCAGATTATCGTATTGCGCCTTATAGATTTGTTGCGCCTGTGGCCGGAAGGTTAGCGAGCGCTGCTGTGTACGTATCGTGTCAAGGAATCCCATTTGTTTCAGCCTCTAAAATTTAATAATAACCTTCTTGCCGCCCGTGCCGATTACGTGGATTTCGTTTTCAGGACACGCGCCGGTTGTGCGAGTAGGATAGGTGACGCCTGATTCTTGCGCTTGTTTATCGTGCATATTGGCAAACATATCTCTAAAATGCGCAAGGTCTGATAGGATTAGCCGACAACGCAAGCTGTTTATAGTAAAAACATAACCACCCTTGCCGCCATCAAGTGCCGTTAAATCCCAGTTGTTTAATTCTTCCATCGTGGGTGTCTCCTTATTAGGCTTCCTGTCAAGTCCATGTACCAAGCTGTCTAAATCAGCCAGCACCATCCACGCTTCACTTTGTGACATGGTGTACGCATTTCCTGCCGGTGTCTCTAGTCTGATATAGTCCCCTTGCCGTGTCAGCTTTAATCCCAATCGTCTACCCTCTACCCGCCTTAAACCCAACAATCAACGCCGCTACCACCAACGTAACGATATGCCACAGAACGCCAGCAATCCACCCTAGCAGCCAGAATGGTGCCGCTAATAAGCCGATAGCCACGTCTGCCGGTTTCATCAATATTTTTAATTTATCCGCTTGCAGTCTGATTGATTGAATCATCGTTATCCGTATAAAAAACAAGCGCCGACCATTCCATGTATCCACAGAATGACGGCGCTAAAATGGCGCTAAGGTTATTTAGTTATTCCGCCTATCATACCACGGAAATCAACGTTTTGCAACGACTTTACACATATTCACATGCGCCTTAATTGGCGTGCGCTCTTGTGCTTTGGTTGCTGCTCCCGATAGCGGGAAAGACAACGTAGTGTCACCGGCTTTAATGGTGAGCATGTGCGTCTGTGGATAATAGCGCGCCACGGTGCGACCTCGGTCATCGTGGAGTGGAACAAATGAAATTAGGTCTGTTGCGTTCATAATCCTTATGCAAAATCAACTAGACTAGTTGCGTCAATTGCCGTCTGCCAACGAATAAGTGACTGCGTAAATGAATCTACATCGTCATCGTGCGCCACGTTGGGAAAGGCTGCGCAATTGTTTCTGAAACCATCGACCCATGTGTAGAGCGATGGGTGAGGCAAAAACACGTTGCCTGATTCGCATTCAGGTGCTACAGCGTTGGCACGCACCAGCTTGCCGCCATGCGGTTCAACCGGTATCAAGCCAGTCACTTTGCGCCGCAACATCTGAATGACCGCCGTTCCGTTCGCCTTATCTTCTACCAGCTTAGCAATGGCTTTAGGCCACTTAACCGTCATGTATTCGATTGCCGCCATCGTGCCAACAATATCGAGTCTTTCCATTTGGTAGTCTAATAGATACTTATTGGCTTTCTTCTTGCCCCACACTTGCCCCGCTACGAAGTCGCTCGTGTCCTCATCCTTGAATGAGCAATCCCATGATTGCAACATAGCGTCAAATTCATCAGGTAAATCAACGGCCTCAATTTGGATAATGTCGCCTTCCGGTGTTTTAACTGGAACCGGCAATAAGTTACTGCCTTTCGGTTTCCAGTAGCGCCAATAGTGCTTTTTGAAGATACCGCCCTGTAATGGAGCCGGTCGTTGTTGATAAAGGCTTGACCATTCGTAACTCCCCAATCCTATACGAGTCTTCTCTAGTTCTTCTTCACTAAACCATGTAGGCCATAATGCCTTACCAGTTTCTTTTCTTCTGTCATACTCTGCTATAGGATCTTCCGATATAGCTGGTAGACTTAGTACCGTCCACTGGTCAGACCTTGATTCGTGTTTCGCCAACTCAAGCAGACGACCACACAAATCATCCTCATGCCATCTGGTTACAGTAATTAGTATACTTCCACCGGGAGCCAGGCGGGTTCTAAAAGTGGAAATATACCAATCCCAAACACCGTTTCTAGTAGCTACGCTGTTTGCCTCTTGACGGTTTTTAAAAGGATCATCAATTATTCCGCAATTATGGGTCAGAATCCCATCGGCAAAAAAGTTTTCGTTGTCTTGTACACTTATGTTGTAAACGTCCTGGTTTTGGCTAAATCGCTCAACGCTTTTGACGACAGTTCCTCTGGTAAGTTTTCTGGCAATGATTTGTGATGCCGTAGATGACAGGCTTGACACAAGGTGATTAAATTCCATAAAGTATCATTCGTTTTATTTTCGTCAATATGATGGACGCACAATCTGTAGGTATCATTGCAGATGGCACATTTATGACCATCTCTATTCAGTACGGCTCGACGAACATAGGTCTTAAACCCCATCCGATAAGGCGTGTTACCTTTTCCGTCTTTATGCCAAGAATTTCCTTCCCCCATCATTCGACGACTATGCGCCACATCTGCACACGTACGAGAACAATATGTTTGCACGTCCGCCTTTCCTTTAGCGACGGTATATGACTCCCCGCATATTTCACACTCTCGATTTATCTTGCTGTAAAATGGACTGCGTTCTCCCTTTCGACCAAGACGATTGCACTCTCTGCTGCAAAATTGCTTACTCCACCTTAGCCTGGATTTTCTTACTAATATTGATTTCCCGCAATAGCCGCATGTGACGGATTCTTTCTGTTGCCATGCATGATTCTGAACACCTAGTTCATTTTCCCCGAAGCATTTTTTTGAGCAGAAATTTCTTTCAGTTCGTCTAATGTCTTTAGGTGCTTTATGAAACTCCTTACCGCAATTTTCACACTTAACAACAGGCTTTCCTTTAACTTTTGAATCCAAGTAGCATGCTCGTGAACAAAATCGACCTTTCGCTCGTTCTGCTGCTGATTTTTTGCGGATAAAAACTTTTTTGCAATTCTGACAAGTGTATTCCATAAGGGATGTACCTCCTGTACAATATCCCCTATTTGAACCGCTTGAGCCTCTATATAGCCTTTGCCTATGACGTACACCGGATGTTCAATAGTACATATCAATACCTTGCCGCTAACCGTCGTTATTTTGACGAATTCACTGGCTAGCTTACGGCTAAAAGCGCGTATTGCTTTGTACTCAACGCATTGTTTGGCGTGCGAAAAAGACTTAACTAAGACAGGCTTACCTTGCTCAAATAGAGTACTGATTGAAAAATCACCTTCAATAGTACTTATTATAGCACAATTCGGTAAACATGTCATACCCATACCGGTAATTGCGCCTCCTATTCCAGATCCTCGATAATATCCAGAATATT